AATGTGTATTTGAATGGCGACCGTTTAGCGTATCAGTTTATTAACTACATTGGTGGTCAAGGCATTGAGTCGCAAATGTACGACCAAGACGATGTTCTTCATTTTACGGGCGTTGGCTTCAACGGCTTGCGTTCTGTCAGTCCATTTCTTCATGCACTTAGAAACGCGGCAGGTATCGCACTAGCGGCAGACAAATACAGCGCAGAGTTTTTCATCGCGTCAGCCAAGCCAGAGATCGTCATAAAAACAGAAATGGCAAAGTTAAGCACAGAGCAGAAAGACTTAATCATTGATGCTTGGAAATCAATACAGCAGGGCGATAGAACAAGGCCGGGCGTTCTAGGCGCAGGCATGAGCCTACAAGAGCTAACGATTAACGCCGAAGAAGCTCAACTCCTACAGTCAAGAATGTTTCAGATTGAAGATATTGCCCGTATTTATGGCGTGCCGCCTTTCATGATTGGCCACACACAGAACACAACATCATGGGGTAGCGGCGTTGAGCAAATGGGCATTGGCTTCGTTAAGTACACACTATCACAGCACATTGTTGACGCAGAGCAAGAGATCAACCGAAAGCTATTTCTAACCGAAAAGAACTTTTGTGAATTTAATACCGCAGGGCTTGAGCGTGGCGACATCAAAACGCGCAATGAATCATACCGAATTGGCTTAGGTCGTGCGGGTGAGCCTGCATGGTTGACTGTTAATGAGGTTAGAGCCGCCGAGAATTTACCGCCTAAGGATGGCGGAGACGTTTTATTTGTGAGTACAGCCCCCATAGGAGGCGCAATGTAATGAACCAGCTAATGGCCTTATATGGTTTCAATCGTGAGATTAAAAACCGACGGTTTGAGACGGTGACGAATGCAGCCAATACAGAGTCGACGCTTTATATTTACGACATGATCGTAAGTGATGCGTTGACCGCCGAATGGATGGGCGGTGTTGACGCTCAGACGTTTGTTAATGCCTTGTCAGCGATTACAGCCCCGACTATTCACATTCGCATCAATTCGCCTGGTGGTGATGTGTTCGCGGCTCGTGCTATTGAGCAATCAATCAAGACGCACCCGAGCAACATCATCGCGCATATTGACGGCGTTGCAGCAAGTGCTGCTACTTACATTGCATTAGCAGCCGACGAAATCAGAGCCAATGAAGGCGCGTTGTTTATGATTCACAACGCATGGACATCGACCGCAGGTGATAGCCGAGACTTGATGGCAACCGCTAATCTGTTGTCAAAAATTGACGGCACATTAGCTCAGACTTACGCGACAAAATCAGGTAAGCCAGTCGATGAAATCACGCCATTAATGGATGCTGAGACATGGTTTACCGCGCAAGAGGCCGTCGATTTTGGCTTTGTTGATAGCATCGAGCAGGGCAAAACAGCTAAAGCTCTTTGGAATATGGCCGTCTATAAAAACGCGCCAGTGATTGAGCCTGAGCAAGCCGCCGAACCTGAACAGCCAACCAACCAACCTATTTTAAAACCTGACTTTTCAGCAATGGAAAGACGGCTACGACTAGCAGCCGCCATTTAATCAACCAGTTTTAACCCGCAACAATCCCGCACTTTTGCGGGTTTTTTACTTTCAGAGAGAGACAAAAGATGAAATCTATTCAAGCCTTACGCGAAGAACACAGCGTTTATGCAAAACGTGTTCGTGAGTTAATGGAGAACAGCCAAAAAGAAGGCGCAACATGGACACCTGAAAATCAGGCCGCCTATGATGCAGACATGGCGAAAATCGACACAGTGACGGCTGAAATCAAGCGTACTGAACAAGTTTTGGCAACATTGAAAGATGAAAACTTGACAGCACAAATCGACAAAGCCACTCACAAACCTGCCAACAAAGCAAAGCAGTTGTTTGCTAAGTGGTTGCGCGGTGGTGACAGTGCGTTAACGGCTCAAGAATGGGCTGATGTGCGCAACACCATGTCCACAACTACAGGCAGCCAAGGCGGTTATACCGTACAGTCTGATGTTGCCAGCGTGTTGTTTGATGCGTTGAAAGGTTACGGCGGTGTTCGCTCGGTTGCTACTATCCTGCAAACGGATATGGGCAACTCGTTGTCATTCCCAACGTCCGACGGCACAAGCGAAACAGGCGAGTTAATCGCACAGAACACCACGGCGACAGCAGCAGATCCGACATTCGGCACTGTGGCTTTAGATGTGTACAAGTTCAGTTCTAAAATTATCGCCATCCCGTTTGAATTGCTGCAAGACAGCAACATCGACATCGAGGCGTTTGTAAATACTCGTATCGCTGACCGTTTAGGCCGCATTACGAATACTTACTTCACAACTGGTTCAGGTTCTAGCCAACCAAAAGGCGTTGTAACAGCAGCAGGCGCAGGCAAAACAGGCGCAAGCGGCCAAACAACCACTGTGATTTACGATGACTTAATCGACTTGGTTTATTCTGTTGATTACGCCTACCGCGCATTGGGTCGTTGCAAGTTTATGATGAACGATGCAAGCGTGGCGATTATCCGCAAAATCAAAGACGATACTGGCCGCCCATTGTTCATGCCTGATGACACAGGTTTAGCTGATGCGCCAGTTGGCACAATCATGGGCTACCCTGTTGTGATTAATAATGACATCGCGGTTATGGCTGCGTCTGCAAAATCTATTCTGTTTGGTGACTTCTCGTTCTATCACATCCGTGATGTGATGAATGCTGAGTTATTCCGCTTCACTGATTCGGCTTATGCAAAACTTGGTCAGGTTGGTTATTTTGCGTGGATGCGTTCGGGTGGCAACTTGTTAGATGTTGGTGGTTCGATTAAATACTACATCAACGCGGCTTCTTAATAGCAAAACAGGGCAGGGAAGCCCTTTTTTATTGGGTGAATCATGGCAAAAACAGCACAAAAACAGGATAAAACCACGGTTAAAGCCGCTGTTTTATACACTTGTACAGCACCAAATGGCGACCGTTTAATTGTCGGCACAGTCGTTGAATTGAGTGTTTCTGATTACGAAACCCTAAATAAAATGGGTTATGTGAACAACAGCCCCGAACAAATCGCTTATTTTGAGTCTAACTAAATGAAAACGACCATCATCACAGCATCAAGCGTGTTAGCAGTTAGTGTTGCTGAGGTGAAAAACTATTGTCGTTTAGATTTGGATAGTTCTGACGAAGATACATTGATTGAAATGTTGATACAGGCATCAATGGCGCGATGCGTACAGGAAACAGGCCGCGCATTATTAACAACCACTTATAAATTGACCGCAGATTTAACAGTGTCAGGCGCGGAAAATTACCCACCTTTATCGACTTTTACCCAATCAACTAGCAATAAATTAAAATTATCTTATCCAAACTTTTTATCATTAACTTCTGTCGTTGCAACTAATGCAGCAGGCGCGAACACCACGCTATCAGCAACAGATTATAAGCTTAATCACACCTGCGTATTTTCAACCATCCAAATCTTAAACGCGGGTGATGCTGAGTCAGTAGCAATCACTTACACAGCAGGTTACGGCGCAACAGCCGCAGACATTCCAAAGTCAATTAAGCAATGGATTTTGCTTGATGTGTCAACGCTCTACGAAAATAGGGAAGCGGTGATAGCAGGCTCAATGTCTAATATTCCATATCCGTTTGTTGGCGGCCTTCTTGATGCTTACAGAGTGCAATACTGATGAAAGCAGGAAGCCTAAGACACAAGATTACCATCCAAGAAAACGCGGCACTAAAGGATGCGGCAGGCTCTCAAAAGCCTGTGTGGGTTGACGTTTGCACGACTCAAGCGGCAATCAAGCCATTGTCAGGCCGTGAATTGATCGTTAGTCAAGCCGAAAACTCAGAAATAAGTGTTCGTATTGTTATCCGTTATCGCGCAGGCATTACAGCTTCGATGCGTATTGTTTACCAAAACACGATTTACGCCATTGTCGCGCCTCCGATTAACACAGATATGAGAAATACAGAACTTCAAATCATGTGTGCCGCAGGTTTAAACAAGGGTTAAGTCATGGCCGAGAACAGCGTAAGCGTTGAAATTCGCGGCCTTAAAGAATTAGAGACAGCTTTACTTGAATTAGGCAATGCCGCAGCAGGAAAAGCCCTGTTTGCGTCACTCATGGCGGCAGGTATGCCGATACAGAAAACCGCGCAGTCATTAGCTCCAATATCAGCAGAACCGCACTACCGATACACGAAAGGCAGTGGCAAAAAACTCGTCCCATCGGGTACGCTCAGAAAGAACATAGGTAGAAAAAGATTAAGGTCAGATCGTGGCGAGACTGGCGCAGAAATCGCTATTTCGTTGCGTGGTAATGCTTTCTATGGCCGTTTTGTAGAGTTTGGCACGTCAAAGATGGCGGCTAAACCATTCTTACGGCCTGCATTTGATGCAAGAAAAGACGAAGCCTTGACTATTTTTAAAGAAAAACTAGCCGCCAACATCGAAAAACAACGCGCAAAAATCGCAGCGCGAACCGCAGGACTCGCATAAATGACGACAGCAAACCAAGCAGTTTTAGAAGCCCTAAAACCGCTAGTAAAGAGTTGCGTCTGGCCGTTTGTGCGTCCGTCA